TCGTAAACGTGCAGCTCGTAAAGGTCGCAACCCACAAACTGGTAAAGAAATCAAAATCAAAGCTTCTAAAGTTCCAGCATTCAAAGCTGGTAAAGCTCTTAAAGAAGCCGTTAAATAATGATTTTATAAAAAGTCTGTCATATCAAGCATTCAAGCTTGTGTGACAGGCTTTTTTTGTGTGTAGGGGGCAAATAAGGGGCAAAATCATAAAGAATCAAGCAAGTCTAGAATATTATCATCCATCTTTTTAGTAACGTGTGTATAGATTTTATTAGTCGTTCGAGAGTCGGAGTGGCCAACTCTTGCCATGATTGCTTTTAGAGGTACATTGTTTTCTGCTAATCTACTAACAAGAGTGTGTCTGAAGATATGCGAGGTAAGATGTTTATCTATTGGTTTTTTTAAACGTTTATTTGCTTTCTGGATTGCTAAGTTGAAAGAATTATTTTGAATTGGTATACCGTTTTTGGTAACAAAGATAAATCCAAGGTCATTGAATGTTTTTCGAGTGTTTTTCGAAAGTTCATTTATTGAGATAAATTCTTTTAAAATTTCAATTTCTCTTTTTGATAAAGAAACAGTTCTGAAGCTTGCAGCGGTTTTAGTAGTCGTTTTATGACCTTTTGAATATCCTACGGTTTTATCTAGAGTCCCATGGATTTTTACTGTCTTGTTATCAAAATCAATATTTTCTAGTTTAATAGCAATAGCTTCACCAATTCGACAACCATTGTATGACATGAATTCTGCAAGCAATCCTAGTCTGTATGTGTTCTTTGTCCTATATAATTCTTCTAATAATCTTTTTAGTTCATCCTCTTCCAAAAATTTCTTTTCTGTCTTTTCTAATTCTTCGATTGTTTTTATTTGTTTTGGAAGTTTTGCTCGTCTTGCAGGGTTGTCTTTGATATATTCAAGATCAACTGCATAATCAAATGATAGATTTAAAATCATTTTATAGCGTTCTAGTTTTGAACGAGAAATATCTAGATCATTCAAGAAACGCTGGATGTATTTAGTATCTATGTTTTTAACTTTAATTTCTGTATCGAATGTTTCTTTAAAATCATTCACGCTGCTAGTAAGAGAGCTGATAGAACTACCCTTGATTTCTTTCTGGTAAAATGTCCACCATTCATCTAAAATGTGTTGATAAGTCACATCTGTTGATTGTAAATTTTGTAAAGTTTCTTCTATGCGTTCATCCAGTAATTTCTGAGCTTCCTTCTTTGCTCTTGATGTACCAGAACTAAGAGTTACAGAAACTCTTTTCCATTTCTCAGTGTAAGGGTCTTTATACCGTTCAAAAAATTTATACTTACCATTTGGTAATTCTTCCATCCACATTTGCTTTTCACCTCATTTCTTGGTAAAATAGACATAGAAAAGAGGGCTTTTTAATGCCTGTCTTTCTATACATCCCACCTCACGCTCATAGTCGCCAAACTTTGTGAGCGTGGGGTTTTTTTATTTATTCAAATTCTTTGAAACTATCTAAAATCTTATCTTTCGAGTCAGTTGGGTTAACGATCATAACAACGAAATTCCCATAAATTGTAACGGGTTGATCAAGTAGTTTTTTATCTTTCTTGATTGTCGCAAAATACGGATTACCTTCCTCGTATTGATACACTTCCACAGAGCTTCCGTCTGGTAAAGTAAACCCTTTGCCATCTTGTGCTTGAACTAACGAAAATGACTTTTCTTGTTCATGTTCAATGGTAAATCCATTATCTTCCAACGCTTTTTTGAAGTCGTCTAAACTGGTCGCTTTTTTAGAAGCTGGTTTTTCGGTTGTCTTTGTATCCTTAGCCTCGGTTTGTTCTGTTTTTGGTTGTTCAGAACTACCTTTTGTAGTTGATTGGTTACTAGAGCAAGCTGCTAGAGTAAAAGTAGTAGCAAGCAAAATAATTGATGTTATAAGTGTTTTTTTCATGGATATTCTCCTTTGTTTTTTCTAGCCAACCAGGGCTTTGTATTCTTCCATAACCATTACTTCGTCAGTAACGCTTTTTAAATTGTAGAACTCCATAAATTTCAAGTAGTTGAAATCTTCCGGACTTTCCAAGTTAGCAAGTGCATCTTCCAAAAGATGATGAATCATATTCCTGTTAGCTTCATTCTCGCACCTAATCAGCGCATTTTGATATTCTTTTTCAGTTTGGCCTATGTGACCAAGTTCATGAAGAATTACTTGCTTTTGCTTATCTGGGCTAAGGTCTTTGCTGACGAATACTACTTTTATCTCGTCAATATAGATGCCGTTACGATTCCATAAGTCCTTATCGAAGTATTCAATCTTGACACCGTATTTCTTGCAAATATCTTCAATGCTCATTTTCTATTAAGATATATTTCTATTATGTTTTGAATGGCTTCAATATCATCTTCATTCAATGGTTTACCATCAAACGTTTTTGCATTTTCAGCCATTTTGCGTAAGTCGGATGAAGTAAATTCAGGTTCTGTTGGTTTTTCAATTCTCAAAATATCGTTAGTAGAAGTATTAAATACTTTTGCTAAAGCGATCAATTTCTTACCAGTGGGCAAATTGATGCCCCGTTCCCATTTTGAAATTGTGGTTTGAGATTTATAGCCTAACATACTAGCCAATTCGCTTTGTTCAATATTTCTTTCTTCCCTTAATTCTTTAATTCTTTGTCCTATTTCTAGGTGTTTTTCCTTGCTAACCATAACTTTTTTCTCCTTACGTTCTATAAGTTTATTATATAGAAGAAATGATTTAAAATCAAGTGAAACGATAAAAAAAATAAAAAAATATGAAAAAAAATCAAAAAAAGTGTTGACAAATGATTATAAGTCATATAGAATGGTCTCATAAATCAAATTCATGATTTAAAATCATAAAAAGAAAGGAGTCTTAAATGGCACAACCAACAATTACTATCGCAGAGTTGCGAGCGCGACATGATAAAATGACTCAATCACAACTCGCAGAATTAGTCGGAGTCCGAGCTCAAACTATCAACGCTTGGGAAAAGGACATTACATCTATTAAAGCTCAACACCTTTTAAAGTTGTGTGAAGTTTTAGGAACAACTGCAAGTGACCTTTTAGGGGTTTAATTTTTTACCAAGTATATGATTTTAAATCATATAAGAAAGGAGATATATGCCAAGACCGAAACATTGGCCGTATGTTACTAAAAAAAGTACAGCAATACCACGGTTAAGTAAATTGTCCTTACGTGACAATAAATTGATTTTGGATTCCAAAGAATTAACAGGGGTAAAAAATTATGAATTGAGAAATCTAGAAACAACGACAAGATTTTCTGAATTAAAAATTACTTTACTTGTTGAATTGGTCTGAAATAACTTTTGAAAAAAAGGAGTAGAAAAATGATACACCATTATATTACAAAGTACAAAGAAAAAGGACGATATTATGCTGAAGCATGGCTTCAAGTCGATATATTAGGAAAAAGTTTTTGTTTATCAAAAAAACGCATCTGTTTAGATGCGTAGAGTGATTGGATTATTGTTTAACCCAACCATTACCTGGTTTTTGAGTTGGTGGTAATCTGTCGCCTTTATCGATATGAACGACACGACCACCAGATACATTACCGCCATGAGGACCTTTTTCGACATAAGTTCCTGCAGGTTGATTATCTGTTCCAGGTTTTATTGGAGTCTTTGACATGAGACCGCTCCTTTCTATTGAAATTTTGACTAAAACGGTGAGAGGTCCTAGTCAAAAGTTATTATATCAAATCAAGGAGGAATCACATCAGTCTCAAGACCGATATAGGAGGTTGAATGGAAGATAAAATCATAGAACTAGCTGATTACTTTATCAGCGAAAATGCAACATACAGAGAAGCTAAAATAGCGTGTGAGAAGCTATTAAAACAAGTTAGCCATGAGATAGAACTCAGGGCAATGGAAAGTAAAATTCCTAAATAAAAAAGTACCTGACGAGAAGTCGGGCACTTACTAAAATTTTCAATTTAATTATAGCACAGAAAGAGAGGGAAATCCATGCCTAAAGCAGAAATTACTTACAAACCAGTTGGAATAAATGAAAAAGCGACCCATGGAGATTATACACATCTTTGTCAGATGTGGGAAGGTCTCACGGTTGGTACTGCTAAAATCTGGGCAACTGAGATGAGAGGGCACCCCGATTTTAAACAGTTCATTGACAATCCAACTCACAAGTTAGTATTTATCAATTATGAAGGCTTTCGATTATTCGTTAAATGGAAAAGCAGAAATCGTTACCGAACTAAAAAAGAAACTCTGGCAGAAATGCTAGAAAATCTAAAAAAAGAAAAACAATTGGGAGTTTTAACATGAAACTATTAGATAAAATCACAAAATGGTTTTTCAACACAACAAAAATCGAAGTCAACACCGACTGGCGATTGGTTGCGTTGGACTTAAACCGAGAATTGATTGCAGCACAAAGAGAAAACCAAATACTTTATCAGCGTATTGCTGATTTAGAAAAATTATTAGAGGTGTAACATGAAATACTTTATACCAAAAATTGACATTGAATGCGAAAGTTTTGAAGAAACTGAATCATCTTTCGGTGCGTTTCCAAGACATGAATACCATTTTCAAAACGGTTATGGTGCAAGTGTTATTCATAATCCTTATTCATACGGTTTAGAGTTAGCCGTGTTAAAACATAACAATGAAACTGAAGAATGGGATCTTACCTACGATACAAAAATTACAGATGATGTCGTAGGATACATCGACGGTAAAGAAGAATTAGAAAAACTTTTAAATAAGATTTCACAATTAGAAAAGGAAAATTAACATGACAGAACCAACTTTATCAAGCCAATTTCTTGGAATTGCAACAACTATGATTAGTTTGTTCATTGTATTGTCACTGATTGCATATGGTGAACAAAAAGCAAAAGATAAGATGTATAAGCAGCAAGAACATGACAAGATGATTATTGAAGTCTACCAGCAAGGTAGAAACCAATTCAACAATATTGCTCGCATGAACATTCACAACTGCGACCGTCAATTCACATACGATACCCAACCGCCTGTTGGTTTATCGAAGAAACAAAAGCAAGGAGCGTAAAATGGTACGAAATAAATTAACAGATTTAACAAATACGCTCTTTGCACAACTCGAAACACTGGATGACAGGGACCTTAGTGCTGAAGAACTCAAGATGGAACTTAACCGTTCGAAACAGATGGTCGCTATCTCAGGTCAAATCTTACAAGCAGGACAGCTTGCCCTGGATGCTGAAAAGTTCAAGGATAAGGTAGGTGAGGTCAATGCCCCGATCGCTTTGCTGGAAGGATGAATACACCGAATACATGCATGAAATTTGCCCTGGCCGATTAACTCCAGAAGTAACTAGGCTGCTAAATGAGAAATTCGGAACGAACTACACAAAAGCTCAAATAGGTGGTGTTCGTGGACGTCTAGGATTGTTTGTTGGAAATACGGCATTTCGAAATAAATTACTGAATAAGAAGCAGCATGATTATTTTTTAAACAATCAACAAGGCAAGTCAGCCCAGGCAATGGCTGATGAAATGAACGAAAAATTTGGATTGTCACTAACTAGTGGCCAGATCAGAAACTATAGAAGAAATAATAATCTTTATAGCGGGTTGACGGGAAGATTTGAGAAAGGCCGAACCCCTCATAATAAGGGCAAGAAATACCCTAATATGCCAAGGAACAGTGGGCAATTTCAAAAAGGTAGCAAGCCGCCGAATTATGTCCCCGTCGGAACAATCAACTATACAACAGATGGCTACCCAAAAGAAAAAATCGGGGAGCCTAATAAATGGGTATTGAAACATCGTAAAGTTTGGGAAGATAATTTTGGGCCAATCCCAGAAGGTCATTCGGTTTGTTTTCTGGACGGAGATAAAACCAACTATGATATCTCTAACCTCGTTCTTCTATCGCGAGAGGAACTCATTCGCATGAATCATAACGATTACTTTAGCTCAGATCCTGAATTGACAAAGCTCGGAGCAGGTATCACAAAATTAACTAGAAAAATAAAACAACGGGAGTAAAAAATGGTAACAATCAACAAACTGGAAATTGAAAATGTCAAGCGCGTTAAAGCGGTCAGATTAGAGCCGTCAGCGACTGGTTTGACAATTGTCGGCGGAAATAACAACCAAGGTAAAACAAGCGTACTAGACGCGATTGCTTGGGCGCTAGGAGGTAATAAGTACAAACCTAGCCAAGCACAACGCGAAGGAAGTACAATCCCACCTAGCTTAAAAATCACGCTATCAAATGGCTTGATTGTGGAGCGCAGCGGTAAGAATAGCACCCTCAAGGTCATTGACCCAAGTGGCAACAAGGCTGGTCAAAACTTGCTTGATAGCTTCGTAGAAGAGTTGGCCATCAACTTGCCAAAATTCATGGAGCAAACTAGCAAAGAAAAAGCAAAAACTTTACTGCAAATCATCGGAGTTGGTCCGCAGTTGGTTGAATTGGAAATGCAGGAAAAAGCCAAGTATGACGAACGCCATGCAATCGGTGTGATTGCTGACCAAAAGGAGAAGTTTGCCAAAGAGCAACCATACTACCCCGACGCTCCGAAAGAGTTAGTTTCTATTGCTGAGCTCATTCAGCAGCAACAAGCTATCCTTGCAAAAAATGGGGAGAATGCTCGTAAGCGCCAGAACTTGGTATCTATCCAAAACCAACATAACTCAGCAGCTGCAGAAGTAGAAAGACTAGAACAACTGCTGGCCGATGCCAAAGAAAAAGAAAGTCAGTTAGCTCAAGACTTGGCTATCGCGAATACAGATGCCATGGACCTTATCGATGAATCTACTGAAGAAATCGAAAACAACATCGCAGAGATTGACGAAATCAATCGTAAAGTTCGTGCTAATCTTGACAAAGATAAAGCCGAAGAAGATGCCAAAGGCTATCGCGAGCAATACAAGGAACTTGATAACGTGATTGCAGACATCCGCAAGCAAAAGACAGACTTGCTCACAAACGCAGACTTGCCGTTGCCTGACTTGTCCGTGGATGACGGCGAATTGCTCTATCTCGGTCAACGCTGGGATAACATGTCAGGTAGTCAGCAATTACAAGTGGCGACTGCAATTGTGCGTAAATTGAAACCAGAATGTGGATTCGTACTGATTGATAAGCTAGAACAAATGGATCAGCTAACTTTGCAAGAGTTTGGAGCATGGCTTGAGCAAGAAGGCTTGCAAGCAATTGCGACAAGAGTTTCAACGGGCGGAGAGTGCTCAGTTATTATCGAAGACGGTTACAGCGTTGAACCCGAAACAATTCAAACACCGCAAGGGTGGCAAGGCGGATTCTAAAAAAAGAAAGAAGGAAATATCATGAAATACACAGACAAATTCGCAGTATTAAGAAATAAAAAAACAGGAACTTTTGTAAACAACTATAAAAGCAAAAAAGGAACGTTTGCTTATTCTGTTGAATATACAGATGATCTTAGACGCGCTGCAAAAAATAAACTCAAGGCAATCGAAGACCAAAAAGAAGACTTTGAAAAATTAGCAAACGCGCTCAATTGTGAAATTTTAGTCGTCGAAGCAGAGTACACATTAAAAACACTTGATGGTAAAGAACCGGAAGAATTAACCGAAGATATTGAAGAAGCGAAATGCAGACATCTAGTGAATATTATTCATGGACTCTTTTCGGACGACGACAACACGGAGGACTAAAACATGCAGATTACTAGAGGAAAACGGGCGCGAGCTCAAAAGGTAGTTATCTACGGACCGGAAGGGATTGGGAAATCTAGCTTTGCGAGTCAATTCCCAGATCCCGTCTTTATCGACACGGAAGGTTCAACAGATAACATGGATGTGGCACGACTTGACAAGCCGACAAGCTGGACCATGTTAGTCAATGAGATTGCTTTTATCAAGGCAAACCCAACAGAATGCAAAACACTCATTGTTGACACAGTCGACTGGGCAGAACAATTGGCAGTAGCTCACGTATGCTCACAACACGGAAAACAAGGGATTGAAGATTTCGGATGGGGCAAGGGTTACACTTATGTCCAGGAAGAAATGGGGCGTTTCTTAAATGCCTTATCTGACCTAGTTGATATAGGTATCAATGTAGTATTGACTGCACACGCTCAAATCAAGAAATTTGAACAGCCTGACGAGATGGGCTCTTATGACCGATACGAATTGAAACTTGGCCAAAAGACAGGTTCTAAGACGGCACCGCTTGTCAAAGAATGGGCAGACATGGTTCTGTTTGCAAACTACAAGACCTTAGTCATGACGACTGACAACGGCAAAAAGAAACCCCAGGGCGGTGAACGTGTGATGTATACCAATCATCGACCGGCTTGGGACGCCAAAAATCGTCACGGCTTACCAGATGAAATGCCATTCAATTACGCAGGAATCGCTCATATCTTTGCTGGTCAACAAGTGCAAGCACCACAACCACAAGTTGAACAACTTCAGGCAGTTGCTCCAGAACCTCAGCGAACTACACCACAGGCCCCAGAGCCAATCCAAGAGGAGTTACCTCTCGATATGTCAACGGTTGGTGAAGTACCTCAAAATGAAGTTCCTGTTGAACAACAAGTAGCGCCTGCGCAGTATCATGCAAGTTTGCCAAAGAGTTTGACTGACCTCATGTCTCAAAATAATGTGACAGAAGAAGAACTTCAAAAAGTCGCATACATCCGTGGACACTTCCCGCTAGGAACTCCGATTGAAAACTTCCCGCCTGATTATTGGGATATGATTGTCTCTCACTGGCAGGCAACTATGGAAGTTATTCAAAATCAGGTTCGAGCAGATCCTGAATTACCCTTTACCGTGTAAGTTTTGGGAATTAGAAATTATAGCAAAATACAATAAGGAGTATCTATGAAAGATAAAACTATTAAAATCAATTTGTCAAAAATTGCAAATACAGCCCTGCAAGAAAAGGTTGACAAAGAACTTGAAAAAGTCCTTGAGAATATTCTGGATCTCAATACAGAAGCTAAAGCGACTCGCAAGGTTACTATCATACTAACGATGTCAACAGACGATGAACGTACAGTCGTTAAGACAGGTATGGAAGTCAAATCTACTCTAGCACCGCAGAAAGGTGTCGCAACAACTGTCATTGTCGGTCGCGACGACACTGGTAAAATTCATGCTAATGAGCTCAAAAGTGGCATTCCAGGTCAGACTTACTTTGATGACAACGGAGACATGAGAACCGACACTGGCGAACTCATCGAAAAAGTGGAACAACAGGAAAAATCTAAAATCATTGATTACAATCAAAAGAAAGCAGGTAACTAACCATGACAGAAAATCTCAAAGAAGCATTATCATACGCAGTCGAACTAGCGGGTAAAGAAAATAAAATTATTCGTTCAGAAACTGGGAAGGAATATTTTGACAGCGATGAATATGACTTACAGGAACTGAACCCTCGTAAGTACGCACCTATCCTTGAACTTCAGACGCTCAAGAGTCTTGTTGATTATCTCAAATCAGATAACGATCTCATCAGTAATCGTAAGCTTGTAGTTGTCGTGGACAGTTACCAAAAAGTATCTGTATATGATCAAGTTGATTTTGAAAATGGTAAACGTCCTCAGCTCGTATCTGTAAAAGCAAATGTTCCAGTTATTCCGTTCAGTAATTGGCGCGATCAGGAAGAATTCAATATTATGCTGCAGTCTATGTTCATCAATGATGCAGACCGTAATTTGGTTTTGGATTTTGCTAGCCATTTGAAAATTGAAAAAGGTGCAGAAGTACAGGACAATGGCATCAGCCAAATGGCTACAGTTCGCGATGGTGTGGCAAGCTTAGCACAAGCTAAGACTCCAAATCCAGTAACTTTACGACCATATCGTACTTTCAACGAAGTAGATCAGCCTGCTAGTCAATTTGTCTTCCGCATTAACAAATCGGCTAATCTCGCACTTTTTGAAGCAGATGGCGGTAAATGGAAATTAGAAGCTGTCGAAAACATCGCAAATTATTTAAAAAATGAACTTGCTAACAACAAAAAAATCACAATTTTAGCTTAAAGGAGAAAACAACATGACACAACAACAATTTAACAATTTTGACCGCGAATACGACTGGAACGACACTATCCAAAAAGATGCAGAATTCACATTGCTGCCTGAAGGCTTATACACTTTCACAGTTAAGAGCTACGAGCGTGGACGTCACACACCAAATCCACAGAACCCTGGTAAATTGCCAGCATGTAATAAAGCAACCGTCCACATCCAAATCGTAGCAAATGAAGGTGAAACAGAATTGCGTCACAACTTGTTCTTGCATAGCTCAACAGAAGGTATGTTGTCAGCGTTCTTTGGTGCTATTGGTCAAAAACGTAAAGGCGAACCATTGCGTATGGATTGGAATGCAATCGTAGGACGAACTGGCGTATGTAAAGTAGGAGTCCGTGAATATAACGGCAACAAGTACAACGAAGTCAAGGGTATGATTTATGCTGAAGATGTGGATTATACAAAAGTTCTGAACCAACAGCCAGGACAAACTACACAAGCAAGCTACCAACAACCACAGCAGAATTTTGGACAACCACAAGGACAAGCCGGATACCAAGCTGGGCAATTTTAGGAGGTAAGGGATGCAATTAAGACCTTATCAACAGGAAGCACGGGAAGCTGTTCAAGCTGAATGGGCTAAAGGTCGCAAGCGCACGCTCTTAGTATTGCCAACAGGATGTGGAAAGACAATCGTCTTTTCCAAAATCATTGAAGACCAAGTGAAAGAGGGCAAGCGTGTGCTTGTCCTTGCTCATAGGTCGGAGCTTTTGGAGCAGGCTAGTGACAAGCTCAAGACTGCGACAGGGCTTGGTACAGCATTAGAGAAAGCTGAAAACACATCTATCGGTTCCTGGTATCGAGTCGTCGTTGGATCAGTCCAGACCATGCAGAGAGAGAAACGACTTAGTCAATTCCCTCCCGATTGGTTCGATACGATTGTAGTCGACGAAGCCCATCACGCTATTTCAGATGGTTATCAACGTGTACTTGGTTATTTTAAACAGTCGAATGTATTGGGAGTGACTGCAACGCCTGACCGTGGAGATATGAAGAATCTCGGTTCTTACTTCGATAGCTTAGCTTATGAGTATTCACTGGTCCAGGCTATCCAAGAAGGGTACCTATCGAAAATCAAGGCTTTAACAATTCCGCTTAGCTTGGATTTATCAAATGTCAGCATGTCAGCAGGCGATTTTAAGGCAAGTGATGTTGGAACGGCACTGGACCCATACCTGGAACAGATAGCGGACGAAATGGTCAAACAATGTTCAGACCGCAAAACAGTCGTGTTCTTACCTTTGGTAAAGACCTCGCAGAAGTTTCGCGACATCCTGAACGCAAAAGGTTTTCGTGCTGCTGAAGTCAATGGAGAGTCCAAGGATCGTGCAGAGATTTTAGAAGACTTCGAGAATGACCGCTACAATGTGCTTTGTAATTCGATGTTATTGACGGAAGGTTGGGACTGCCCGTCAGTAGATTGCGTGGTCGTGCTGCGACCTACCAAAGTGCGAGCGCTGTATAGCCAGATGGTAGGGCGTGGTACTCGATTGCATCCAGGGAAAGAAGAACTGCTTTTGCTAGACTTTCTCTGGCACACTGAACGCCACGAACTATGCCGGCCAGCTCACTTGATTTGTGAGACACCAGAAGTCGCTCAGAAAATGGTTGAGAACATGGAAGAGCAAACAGGCGTCATGCTTGACCTTGAAGATATGGAAGTTAAGGCAGCGGAAGACGTAGTCGCTCAACGTGAGGAAGCTTTGGCCAAGCAATTGGAAGAAATGCGTAAACGTAAGCGTAAATTAGTAGATCCATTGCAATTTGAAATGTCTATCCATGCCGAAGACTTGTCGAACTACGTTCCTAACTTCGGATGGGAGATGTCCCCTCCTAGCGACAAACAAATCAAAGCGCTTGAAAAATATGGCATCTTTACTGACGAAGTAGGAAATGCAGGCAAAGCCAATCTCTTGTTAGACAGATTGCACAAGCGACAATCAGAAGGCTTGACCACACCAAAACAGATTCGCTTCCTGGAAGGTCGTGGTTTCAAAGATGTGGGCATGTGGCAATTTGACCACGCTAGAAACATGATTGATCGTATCGCTGCTAATGGATGGAGATTGCCTACAGGCGTGCGACCGTCTGAATATGTGCCAAATTAAAGAAGGAGAAAACAGTGGCAGAGAATGATTTTAACTTATTGCCGTTGCTGGATTACATCAATCCTGCCACGGTAGACTATCAAACATGGGTCAATATTGGTATGGCCCTTAAACACGAAGGATACACGGCATCCGATTGGGACAACTGGTCGCAAAATGATAGCCGGTATAAGAAATTTGAATGCTTCAAGAAATGGGACACATTCAACGAGGAAGCAGGAACTATCGTGACCGGCGCAACGATTACCCAACTGGCAAAAGAAAATGGTTGGGTATCTCAATCTGGCTATGACAGCGAGAATGCCCATGAATTAGGTTGGACAGATACAATCGATCGTGACTATCGCGTCATCGACAAGGACTGGATTGAAGGAAAGGAAATCCACGAGCCGACTATTTGGAATCCGGTTCAGGAAATTATCAAATACCTTGAAACGCTCTTTGAAGCTAGCGAAAATGTCGGATACGTCACGGAAAGCTATCCAAAAGTTAACGACGAAACGGGCGAAATTGAAAAATGGCTTCCAACTAAGGGGGCGTATGACCGGACAGCCGGACAGTTAATTGAAGCTCTTAGTAAATGTAATGGAGATATCGGTGCAGTCCTGGGCGATTACCACGAAGAAGCTGGCGCATGGGTTCGATTCAATCCTATGGATGGCAAAGGTGCCAAGAACGAAAACGTGACAGATTTCAGGTATGCCCTGGTTGAATCTGACAGCATGCCGATTGACAAGCAAAACGCAATCTATAAAGAACTTGAATTGCCAATTGTTGCTTTGGTCCACAGTGGGAATAAATCACTGCACGCTATCGTCAAAGTAGATGCTAAGAATTACGAAGAATATCGTAATCGTGTTGATTATCTTTATAAAATCTGTCAGAAAAATGAAATCGTCGTTGATACACAAAACAGAAATCCAAGCAGACTATCACGCATGCCAGGTTTCATACGTAATGGCCAGAAACAGTTCTTAGTAGATACGAACATCGGTAAGGCTGATTGGGATGAGTGGTATCAATACATCGAAGATTTGAACGATGATTTACCTGATCCAGAATCACTTTCAGATTCGTGGGATAATTTGCCAGAATTGGCGCCTGAGTTGATTAAAGGAGTTCTTCGTCAAGGTCATAAAATGCTGATTGCCGGACCTTCAAAAGCTGGTAAATCATTTGCTTTAATTGAGATGTCGATTGCGATTGCAGAGGGTAAACAGTGGCTCGGTTGGGATTGTACCCAAGGGCGTGTGTTATACGTCAATCTGGAGTTAGACCGGCCATCTGCCCTACATCGCTTCCGAGATGTCTATCAAGCCATGGGATTGGCTCCGCAAAATATCAACAACATCGATATCTGGAATCTCCGTGGAAAGACCGTACCGATGGACAAGTTAGCGCCTAAACTCATCCGTCGAGCTTTGAAAAAGAACTATATCGCAGTCATCATTGACCCGATTTACAAGGTCTTAACTGGTGATGAAAACAGTGCGGACCAGATGGCACACTTTACCAATCAATTCGACAAAGTGGCGACAGAGCTCGGGTGCTCGGTAATTTATTGCCATCACCACTCAAAAGGTTCGCAAGGTGGCAAGAAATCAATGGACCGCGCCAGTGGTTCGGGTGTATTTGCTCGAGATCCTGACGCACTTATAGATTTAGTAGAGTTGGAAGTGTCAGAAGAATTATTGACGCAGCGTTTGAACCAAGCGACATGCGAGGTTTACAAACAGGCTTTACAAGAACGAAATAACGCTTATTACCAACAGAATGTCGGACTAGATGATTTATTGAGTCCTGCGCAGATGAGAACGCACTTTGAAAAAGGTATCGATGATGTCATGATTCGAGCTCCATACGTGGACAAACTTGAAGAAGTACGCAAGCAAATTCAGATAGCGACTGCATGGCGTGTAGAAGGTACGCTTCGAGAATTTGCCAAGTTTAAGCCAGTGAACATGTGGTTTAGTTATCCAGTACACGCGCTTGATGAAACAGGCGTGCTTGCGGATATTAAGCTGGACGATGATAAACCGAGCTGGCAAAGAGCTAAAGAAACTCGCAAAAAGAATGCGAAGGAAGATAAAAAGCAAAAGCTGATAGAGTTTGACGAAGCAATCGAAAACGCAAATTATGGTGAACCACCATCAAAAGAAGATGTAGCTGATTACTTAGGTATAACTGTCAGAACTGTCGAAAGACGGATAAAAACATCTAAAAAATATCAAATCGATAAAAATACAGGCAATATTATCCCTGTAATAAAATCAGCGACAGAACCGAAAAAAACGGTGGTGTCCTAACAACGACAACACTATAAAAATACGGTAATGTCGTTGTCGCGACAGAACCGAAAAAAACGGTGGTGTCGTGCGACAGACAACTATATATTATATATATAGATAATGTCCTGTCGTCCATCATGTCCATACCTGTATAGACAGGGTTGCTTAAAATGCACCCTGTCATATACAAGGGTCATGGACTAAGCGCGAAATAAAAAAGAAAGGAAGTGCATTTATAAAAATGTCTATTGAATTCTTTTTACCGATGAAAAAAATTCCGACTACGACTCACCAGCAGAAAAAGGTAAACGTCCAATTTGGAAAGCCAATCTTTTATGAGCCGGCTGATTTGAAAAATGCCAGGATGAAATTTGAGAGCTTGCTTGCGCAGCATGTCCCTCCGAATAAAATTAAAGGAGCGATTCGTTTGACGGTCAAGTGGTGTTTCCCTCGTATCAAAAAAAGCTATGATGGCCAGTACAAGACCACAAAGCCAGATACGGACAATTTGCAGAAATTACTCAAGGACTGTATGACGAAACTTGGATACTGGCAAGACGATGCCCAGGTAGCCAGCGAGATTGCCGAGAAATTCTGGGCAGATACAGTCGGGATCTATATCAAAATTGAGGAATTGGAATGAAGATTGATTACATTGATTTCTTTAGCAGACAAATTCCGGAATGGATGGCACGCAGCAACCAAAAAAGTCAAGAAGTTGGATTCGGAACAGATGCTTATTGGCAATGGGCTGTGTCATCTATCGGAGAAATTTGCAAACAATACAATGATGACGAGCTGGTGACAGAGCAATTCAGTCTACTCTTTAACTGGCTAGAAAAACAAGCAGGTTAAACTATGGAATATAGCAAACAAACAATAATCGAAGGATTGAAACACTCGATTGAGAACACCAAGAATGAAATCGAGAAATACTCGAAAGATTGCAACGGACGATTTGCGCAAGGAAGAACTGCACATCGTGAATTTCTAAAGAAAAAACTGAAGAGGTTGGAGAAACAGTTGGAGGGATTGAAAAATGAATAAACAGGACAATCAGGAATTGAGAACAAATAAACAAGAATTAATTTCGAAATATGAGCTGATAAAAAACAGCTATAAATTTGACACTGTGTCAACAGACGGTATAATAAGCGATTTGAAGCGTTTAGACGAACCGCAGAAAGTCGTAGTACCGCAATTTGTTGCGGATTGGATCAAGTATTGCAAAAATACAAATGTAACTATGACGAGAGATCTACTGGTTGGTGAAGTGGATTTTTACAATTACGCAAATCAAAAAGATTTTTCAAGACTAAAAGAATTTTTAGAAACCGAAAGCAACCAAGAAACTTTCGTCCTTGCTTGGATTTACGGCTATGAGGCCGAGAAAGAAAAGCGGTATTATATAAGGCTTAAAAATGTTGATAAAAATTATAATTACTTAAACCGTATTAACCATCTTGATGCTTGGTGTTTAACAGAAATAAAAACAGATAAAAAATTTCGTACAACGCACACTCGCAAACAATTAGAAGATGCCGGCTTTGGAGAAGTATTTAACAGTACATTGTTTGAAGTCGAGGAGGTGGAAGATTGACAATCAATATTAAGCAGCGATTAAAAGCCTTGCAATATATTGATATCAAAGTGAAGTCAAAACATCAGGAAATCATCAGCTTGAAGTCGGGTATTTTACGAGGGCAGCAATTTGATAATATGCCGAAATCAAAAAATAATAAAAACAAGTCTGAAGAATTAAACGTGCTGATCATCGACAAATCAGAACAACTCTATCGCGAAATTCAAGATCTGTATAAAGAACGCGAAGAGCTCATTCAAGCTATCGAGTCGCTAGACGATCCGGTGGAGAACATCGTAATGCGATTGTTTTACATCGATGGGATGACCTGGAACGAAGTCGAGGCTAAGCTGAGATATAGCCGAGGTGCTATTCAAAAAATTAGGAAGTCCGCTTTTGGGAACTTATCAAAAAATGTGAACAAAGTGAACTAAAGTGAAACTTTAAAGTGATATTATGATATTGTCAGCAAGAGGCTGATAGGCTTCTATATATTTTTTTACCGAAGGGCGTAATGCCCTTTATGGCGGCGATAGGATTCTCTACTATTTTTGGTTCTCACACAGATAAGCTCTCCAAACTTTTTGTTTTCCCGGTTCGATTCCGGGCGCCGTCTTAATGACTACAACAAAATAAAAAAGAAAAGGTAACAATATACTATTGATTCTTATAGAGGTAAGTAGTCGCCTCTCGTTAAGTCACTCATTGAGTGGCTTTTTGATTTTTAAGAAGTGGAGGTGATGGAAAATTGAATGATTTAACGATAAAACAAAAGAAGTTTGCAGATGAGTACATCATCTCAGGTAATGCGACTGAATCTTATAAGAAAGCGGGTTATCGCGCTTCTAGTGATAGAGTGGCAGGTGTCGAAGGTCACAAATTACTAAAGAATCCTAAGATTAAAACCTATATAGATGAACGACTGAAACAGCTTGATTCTGAAAAGATTGCAGATCAGCAAGAGGTCTTAGGTTATCTAACTTCAGTAATGCGAGGGGAGACTCAAGAACAGACCCTCTGTAGTATCGGTGAACTTGGACAACAAGTTATTGATATCGATGTCGGAGCTAAAGATAGAATTAAAGCTGCTGAACTTTTAGGAAAACGTCACAGACTTTGGACTGATAAAGTAGAGGCAGACGTTTCTGGAACGGTGGTGTTTGCGAATGAGTCAGACATACCAGATTAAACAGAACGATATTGTAGTAGACCTACCAAAGATGGTAGGAGCTGGATATGGGCAGTTCTGGCGATCGAGAAATCTTTATCGTGTCGTCAAAGGGTCCCGTGGTTCGAAGAAATCGAAGACGACTGCTTTGAATTATGTTACCCGTATTTTGAAATATCCCTGGGCTAACTTGCTTGTTATTCGTAGATACTCAAACACGAACAAGCAATCGACCTACACGGATTTCAAGTGGGCAGCTAACCAACTAAAAGTCGCTCATAAGTTCAAATTCAACGAGTCTTTACCTGAGATAACTGTTAAAGAAACAGGTCAGAAGATTCTCTTTCGTGGTTTGGATGATGAACTTAAAATCACATCTATCACGGTTGATGTAGGTATCTTATGTTGGGCATGGTTTGAAGAAGCGTATCAAATCGAAACTGAAGATAAGTTCAGTACAGTCGTTGAGTCTATCCGTGGTAGCTTAGATGTGCCTGATTTTTTTAAACAAATCACGGTCACATTTAACCCGTGGAACGAGAGGCACTGGCTCAAGCGCGTCTTCTTTGACGAAGAGACCAAACGAGCCGATACGCTTTCGATGACGACTACTTATCGATGTAACGAGTGGCTTGATGAAGTCGATATCAAACGCTATGAAGATTTGTATCATACGAATCCGAGACGTGCGAGAATCGTATGCAACGGCGAGTGGGGTGTCGCTGAAGGTTTAATCTACAACAACGTGACTGTCAAGGAATTTGACAAAGACGAGTTGCTGCAAAATCCTGATAACAAGTTGTGCATCGGCCTTGACTTTGGTTTCACTCACGATCCAACCGCTTTGTGTTGTTCATTGATAAATGACAAAACAAAAGAAATACACATCTTTGACGAAGCGTACAGAGTCGGTCTGATAACCAAGGAAGTCGCTAAGATGATAAAGGACAAAGGGTATCATCGCTCTACAATCATCGCAGATAGCGCAGAGTCACGGCTAATCGAAGAGCTTAGATCAGAACATGGCATATCTCGAATAAAAGAGAGTAGGAAAGGAAAGGATAGTATCATGGCAGGCGTATCCAAATTACAAGGATACGCTATTTATGTGCATCCGAATTGTGAACATATCATGGATGAATTTTATAGCTATTGTTATCAACGGGATAAAGAAGGTAATTGGTTGAACAAGCCAGAAGATAAGAACAATCACTTGGTGGACGCGCTACGATATAGTCTTCAATGTATTGAAGGTGTCAAAGCTACTGTCCGCAGACGGTCAGATTTTGGCTTATAGAAAGGAATTAAATGTATCAGATTTTAACTTATCCGAGAGAGGGATATGATGAAACAGCTTTGAATAAAGAATTGATTTATAAGCTGATCCAGAAACACGCACAAGAACGCCAGCGATTGAAGAAACTTAAAAGTTACTACATGGGCGAACATGCTATTTTAAATCATGAGAGACGAAACAAAAACGCTCCAAACTTTAAAACAGTAGCAAACCATGCGAAAGATATTTCGGACACTGCCACAGGTTACTTTATGGGCAATGCAATCAAGTACAACAACACTGCTGAAGGTGATATCGAATCTTTGCTTGTGGCATTTGATGGTGCTGAGATTGACCAGGTAGATACACAGAACGCTTTGAACATGTCTATCTACGGACGCGCTTACGAGTACATCTATGCCAAGGAAGGATTGACTGAACTCGATTCGACTAGCGTAGATCCTGAGAATGTATTCCTGGTTTATGATGATAGTATTGAACGCAAGGTTCTCTTTGCGGTTTATTATTACGAAATCAAGGATGATACAAAAGATGCTACTAAGTATCAAGCTGAAGTCTTCACTCAAAATCTGCATTACCACATTGTGCTGCGTGATTCAAGTACAGGAACAACACAGGGTGAACAAGTAGAACCACATAATCTTGGTCAGGTTCCAATCATCGAATACCGAAACAATCACTTCGCGATTGGAGATTACGAGCAACAGATTAGCTTGATCGATGCTTACAACTCGTTGATGGGTAATCGTGTCAACGACAAAGAACAAGCGGTCGAGTCTATTCTCGTATTGTACGGAGCACAGTTAGCTGACAACTTGGAAGATGCCAGAGAAGCAATGAGCATTCTTGCTGAAGAAGGACTTTTAGAATTGCCAACAGATGCCAAGGCCGATTTCTTGAAGAACGCTCTGGACGAGAACGCTACTGAAATCTTGCGCAAAGCTCTAAAGGAAGACATCTACACATTTAGTCATGTACCAAATTTGACAGATGAAAATTTTGCAGGCAATAGCTCGGGCGTAGCCATGGAATTTAAGCTGCTAGGTCTTGAGATGATTACTAAGACCAAGGAAGCGAATTACAAACGTGGTATTCGTCAACGTATCAGCATTTTTGCTCATTATCTTGGCATGCAGCAGATTGCTCTTGAGGCACACTCAATCGTGCCACAATTTAGTCGTGGTTTGCCTAAGAATTTACTTGAATTGTCACAGGTTATCAATAATCTTGAAGGTAAGGTGTCACTTCGTCAGCTTATTTCTCTCTTGCCATTCGTTGAAGATCCTGATGCTGAATTGGAAGACCTCGAAGAAGAGAAAGAAAAGAACATGGAACGTGTGCCATTCTTTAGCCAGGCGAACACGAAGCCAGACGAAGAGGTGACAGATGAAGAACCAAGACTATTGGACCAAGAGGAAGGCTAATCTCATCTATGAGCAGATGGATAAGGCTGAGAAGCAAGCAGACAAGTTTGATAAAGTCTACAAAGAGTCCAAAGCTTATTTAGATAAACAAATCAACAAGATTTTTGACAAGTTTCAGCGTGATTATGGTTTGAGCGAGCGTGATGCTCGTCATGTCTTGAAAAACATGAAGGACCAAAAGGGCCTGAATGAACTTCGTAAGGTTCTTGAAGCTCGACCGAATGACCCAAATATACAACGGCTGCTTGCTGATTTGGACAGTCCAGCTTACGCTTATCGCATGAAGCGACTTGAACGGTTAAGTGCTGACTTAGATTTGATGCGTGAGTCTATCTATCATTCTGAGAAGAAAGGCTCAGATGCCTTTTACAGCGATTTGATGAAAGATAGCTACTACAAAGCTACCTTTGACTTGCAGCAACAAACAGGACTTGCTTATAGCTTCTCCGACTTACCTGAAACAGAAATCAAACGTCTACAAGGTCTAAAATGGACGGGAGAGGCCTATTCGGACAGAATATGGTCAAATACTGGGGCGCTCGCTTCAAGTGTGAAAGACGAGCTTTTGGTGAGTCTTATGACTGGCCGAAGCGTAAGAGATACATCTCAAGCAATCGCTGAACGTTTTGAGGTCGGTAAAGGCAAAGCAAGACGTTTGGTTCGCACTGAGTCAGCGTTTTTTCATAACCAGATGGAACTGCTCAGCTATGAAGATGCCGAGATTACAAAGTATAAATTCGTAGCGGTTTTAGACAAGCGCACGTCTCACATTTGCCAGGAGCACGACAACAAGGTTTACGATACGGACAAGGCTGTTCCTGGTGTGAACTATCCGCCTTTACATCCATGGTGTCGGTCTACAACCATTGCACATGATGAGGATATCGACTACAGCAAGCTTGAGCGCAGGGCTAGAAATCCCGAAACAGGCAAAGTCGAGTACGTACCTGCTGATATGAGTTATAAAGAGTGGTACGATAAATACGTTGAGAAACCACGAGAACGTGAGTTGAGTGGTGGGGAATATGGAGCAAATCTCGACTATATACGAAGTGATGAGTTTCTTGATAAAATAAAAAGACACCCTATGACCTCACACCTTTCTGATTCTATCGCCAGAGTTTCAAGACAAATGTTACAACATAGAAACGGTACACCGTATGAAGATTACTATTTACTTGATGCGGAGACTGGTAGAGTCGTAGCATTGTCTAACAAGGCTCGAAAGAGAAAAGGTGTAGTTTATAACGAACAGGTCAGAAAGGCTTTTGAAGAACAATCTGAACAAAGTCTTGTTTCAATTCATAATCATCCATCAGGGTATCCGCCATCACTTAGTGACCTTGCTTCATTGCAACAACGAAGCAAAAATAATACTGTCAAATATGGATTGACTATAGGTCATGATGGGAGTGTATATTGGTATTCAAAACCTAATAAACGGATACATAAAAAAGCTAATCAAGAATATGAGAATTTGATTGAAAAAATGATTAAATTAGGTTATACTGAAGTAAAAGCACAGGAAAAAACATTGACATTGTTTGCTGAAAAGTACGACTTTACTTTTGAAAGGATTGATTAGTTATGCCTTATACTTTGACAAAGGAAGAAGAGAAGTTTTGGCTTTCTCAACCCGATGAGATTACTATTCCCCCTATTGAGGAAATAGAAAAAAAATACGCAGGGATAAGCGATGAAGAATTATGGCAAAGTATCCAGGATACTATTGCTAATTTATAACATTAAGCACCTAGAGAAATCTAAGTGCTTTTTTCGTGCTCAGAAAGGAGGAGTTGATGTTTATTTGGGAATGGGTGCTAATAGCACTAGGTTGGTTAGTATTCTTGATGGTTGTAGCGTTTTGCTTATCGCTCACAAGAAGCCTAATCGATGAGTTCAGCAATAGAAAGTAGGTGATCCAACATCTTGACTAGCAGGAATAGACTGCTATCTATATCGCATTTCTAACCGTATATAACCTATACGGTTTTTATATTGTCCGAGCATTGACGACATAAAAAGCCATGGAATTATACAGTCGGGGACGACTTTAAAAATAGGAGGTTCGTAATGAACGAAGAAACACAAACAGTCGAAACGGTTGAAGAACAAAAGGTACCTGCAGAACCTACTATCGAAACCCAACCGCAAGACGAGAAGAAGTACACAGATGCAGAAGTCGATGCCATCATCGACAAGAAATTTGCTAAGTGGAAATCAGAGCAAGAATTCAAGGAAAACGAAGCTAAGAAGCTTGCCAAGATGAACGCTGACGAGAAACAGAAATATCAGTTAGATCAGCGTGAGCAAGAATTGGCTAACCGTGAACAGGCGATTGCTCGTAAGGAATTGACCGCAGAAGCTAAGGCAATGCTAAGCGAACGTGGCTTACCAGTTGAATTAGTATCCGTGGTTGATTTGTCAAACGCTGAAGCTGTAACTGAATCAGTTGCAAGCATTCAGAAAACGTGGGAGGATGCAGTCCAGAAAGGTGTATCTGACCGAATGAAAGGTAGCGCACCTATTAAGACTGCGCCACAACAATCAACAGGGCTCTCAAGAGCTCAATTTTTCCAAATGAGTCATACAGAAAAGGCTGCATTGAAGCAATCAAATCCTGAATTGTATAACTCGTTTTTGAATTAATTAAAAAAGGGGAATTTAAAACATGACACAAACTAAAATCGCAAACCTCGTGAATCCTGAAGTAATGGGAGACATGATTGCAGCTAAACTACCAAAGAAATTGCAAGTGATTCCATTTGCAGCTATCGACCGTACGCTTCAAGGCGTACCAGGAGACACAATCACAGTACCATCTTACACATACATCGGTGATGCCGAAGATGTAAACGAAGGTGTGGAAGCTGGTGTTGTAGTTCTTGGCACATCTACTAAAAAGGCTACAATCAAGAAGGCAATGAAAGCCGTTGAACTGACAGACGAAGCTGTCCTCTCTGGTTATGGCGATCCAGTAGGAAACGCAGAAAACCAACTCGCACTTTCTGTCGCATCTAAAATCGATAGCGATGCAATGGATGCACTTTTGAAAACAAATACTCGTAAGTTTGACTCTAAGACAAAAGCAATCAGCTATGATGTAATCGTAGATGCTATTGATTTGTTCGAAGAAGAAGTCAATACTGAAAAAGTAATGTTTGTCAATCCGAAACAAGTAACAACTTTGCGCAAAGACCCTAACTTCATCTCAGCGGATAAATATCCGAACCAAGTTGTAATGACTGGTGAAATTGGAACAATCGCTAACACACGCATCGTTCCAACTAAGAAAGTTGCTCTTGATGGAACTAGCGCATTCTTCACTTGTCCAATCATCAAGCTCACTCATGATGATGAAACTGAGAAAGACACTCCAGCGTTGACTGTTTACCTTAAACGTGACCCAAATGTCGAAGTAGACCGTAAGTCATTGAAACGCTCTACTGAAATCTCAATTGACGAGTTCTACACAGTTGCCGTTTCAGACGACTCTAAGGTAGTGCTTGCTGAAATTAAGAAATAAGGTCTGACCTATGAAAGTCAGAGTCAAGCAAGCGTTCAATGATTGGCAAGCAAATGTGGTTCGACAAGAGAACGAGATTTTTGAGATGACAGAAGAACGTTTTGACGAACTGTCGCATAATCTCAAGGAAGGGTTCTCGGTTGATATCGCAGATGTAGTTGAAATCATTGACGGAAAAGAAACCGAAGCACAAGGAGACGAGACGACTCCTTTAGATTAGGAGGTCTTATGGAACTTGGAAAACTTAAAATATTGACGGGCGAGAGTGACGAAGCAGTCCTCTCGTCTTTGATTTTACGGGCAGAAAATATCATTTTATCAGAAACTAATCGGGACAATCTCACGCCAGCACTTGAAAGGCTTATCCCTGAACTTGTAATTGAGCTCTACAATCGCTCAGGAAGTGAAGGAGAGCAGTCTAGGAGTGAAGGTGGTATCTCTGTAACCTATGGAGAAAACGGATTGTCTACGGGCGTCTTACAGCGTATTCGGATGCATCGATTAGCAAGGGTGGCAGGTCATGTTTTTGAAAAAGAGTAGACTGAAGCTATATCCTATGAAACGGTTTAAGAAGACCGTGACGGATGAGGGAATTGCTAAAGAAGGATACACGGACGATGTTAAAGGGGTCCGTTTGGAATTGTGGCCAGCTAGTAGCAAGCTACAATCTGAAATTTATGGCGAACGCTTGAATGATATCCTAAATGCGAATGCGAGCAAAGATGCAGATATCAATGTGAAAGATGGTGTTTGTATCGAGAGCGAGACAGAAGTCACGCATCGGGTTATCTCAAAGAAAGTGTATAGCCGACATCAAGTATTGGAGTTAGAACGTGTCAGATTTAATCGGAGCAGATAGTTTAATTGCTAAATGCCGTAAACTGGCAAGCAAACAAGTAGGCGATGATATCGTCAGACGTGCGGTTTTGAATGCGTGTAAAAACGTAGTCCAAGCAGAAGCTAAACTCAGAGCGCCAGTAAATGATGGTGAGCTGAGAAACAGTATTAAAGTAAGGGTTAAGATGGAAGGTGACCGAGCAATCGGAGAAGTCTTCACGAACTCAGACCATGGCTCTTATGTCGAGCTTGGAACAGGTCCAAAAGGGCAAGCTGATCACTCTGGTATATCGCCTGAAGTGAGCGTGTCTTATCGCTCAAGTCCGTGGTACGTGCACGAAGACCAAATCAACGTAGGACCTTACCATTTTCAAAAGATGGGCGAGTTCTACAAAATGTATGGCCAGCCGGCACAACCTTACTTGTATCCTGCCTTGAAGGATAACCAGGAACGTGTATCAAACAACATCTCTAACTACGTTAGTAGAAAGCTGAAGGAGCAGATATAATGATTAATATTAAACCCGTAATTTACAAAGAATTGCAAAAGGTCGCAGATAATGTGACCGATACTTATCCGGACGATTGGGAGAACTTCCCAGTCGTCATTTTTTTAGAAGAACAGAACAAACCAGGTGATTGGTATGACGAGAAAGAGCGCAAGTCGAATATCCGCTACAAGGTTGATATATTCGACAAAGACAGTACAAGCAACTTAGCGGTTGAAATCGATAAGATTTTTGCATCGTTAGGTTTACGAAGAACTGACTGTCAAGATGTTCCAGATCCATCGCACTTGCGTCATAAGTTGATGCGATTCGAAGGTATCGTCGACCTTGACTCTGAGCTTGTCTATCAATACAGAATGGAGAATTAAATGTTAGCAAACGGAATTACGCTTTCTTACGGAAAAGCTAAAGGAACTTACGAAAAACTTGTAGGACTCAAAGAAGTACCTGAATTCGGTATCGAACCTGAAAAGGTTGAAAACACAACCCTTGCAGATAAGGTTAAAAAATATGAATTTGGTATTGGTGACGCTGGAGAACTTGAATACAAGTTCGCTTATGATAACTCAAGCACAACTTCTTCTTACCGTGTTTTGCGTAAAGCAGCAGAAAACAAGGAAAAACTCTTCTTTGAACAAAAATACCCAGACAACACCAAGGTTGAATTTGAAGGACAGGTATCTGTCAAACTTGGCGGTGGTGGTGTGAACTCTGTTATTGAGTTTACTCTTAAAATTGCACTACAATCTGAACTTGAATTTACAGATGGAATTGGAGGCTAATAGATGACTAATCTACCATACGCAGTTTGGCAAGTCAGTGAGGATAAGGAGTTGAAGCTCCGCCTCACATCCTTGCAAGCGACGAAAGTCGAAGAAAAAATCGGAATGAATTTGCTCAAGGTGTTTATGCCTGCAGAAGGCGAATCTTTCACATTACCTCCTTTGAAGGTGATGTTGCTCTTAACTCATGGAGCACTTCAAAAATATGAGCACGGCATTTCATTCGAAGATGTATCTGATCTATATGATTCTTACGTGGACAATGGCGGTGACCAGGCAGCGTTTATGGCAGATGTTGTCTTGCCGATGCTTCAAGTATCGGGTTTTATGCCACGGGAGGAGAAAAACAAGAAGAAAGCTCCCAAGAAATCCAAAACCAAAATGGAAGTAGTCGACTAAAAGAGACTGCTGTCCATTCAGTAAAAGAAATGGTTGAGAGGCTATATCCGATGTTCTTAGATATTGGGGGTAAGCCTCTCGATTTTTGGGATTTAACCATATTAGAAATCAGAGACATGATCGAAAGTCACAATCGTGTCACGATTCAAAAACAAAAAGAAAAAATAGTTGAATCTTACAGGCTTTCGCAGATGATAGCGAATAACGTATCCTTGTTGCTTTCGAAAGAAGCTAAACCTCTTGATGTTTGGGACTATGCTCCGGACTTGTTCCAGGAAGAAAGAGACCAAGTCGAGAAGGCAAGGCAAGAACAAGAAATGAGGATGCATAAGGAACGTATGCGCGCATTCGCTGAAAGTCATAATCGAAAAATGAAGATGAAAGGAGAATAGATGGGAGTTACTCTTGATGAGCTCAAGGTAATGATTGATGCTGAAATCGCACCTTTCAAGAACAAGATGAAAGAAGTCGAGAATAGAGTCAAAGATGCATCTGGCAAGGTCCAAGAATCAACCAACAAGATTAAGGCACAGTCCGGTTCTATGTTGGGTACATTTGCTAAATTGGCTAAATTTGCCGGGTTGGCATATCTTGGTAAGAAGATGCTCGATGTCGGTATGTATTCGACTCAAATGGCTCTTGAAGTCACAGCAGCAGTCAACCAAATCAAGCGTCAAATGGGCGAGAGCTCACAGACATTCTTAAAATGGGTAAATGACAACGCAAATGCTATGAATATGGGCGTTGGTGAAGCGACAAAATATGGGGCGGTATATTCAAACTTATTTTCTGGCTTTATCAAAGACTCAAACAAGCTTAGCGCTTATACTGCTAAGATGCTTCAGACATCTGCAGTTGTAGCTGAAGGTTCAGGTCGTAGTATTACGGACGTTATGGAGCGTATTCGTTCAGGTTTGCTCGGCAACACCGAAGCAATTGAAGATTTAGGGATCAACGTCAATGTGGCGATGATTCAATCTACTGAAGCGTTCAAGCGTTTTGCAAATGGCCAAAGCTGGGACCAACTTGATTACCAAACTCAGCAACAGATTCGACTTATGGCTATCCTGGAACAAGCAACTGCCAAATATGGTACGACCTTGTCGCAGTCAGTCAACGGACGAATTAGCTTGTTTAAATCATTACTTAAAGATGCTGCACTTAACGTAGGTAACGCATTCTTACCAATTGTGAACGCAGTCATGCCAATCTTGAACTCGTTCGCTATGGTACTGAAGAACGTTACTGCTAAATTGGCAGAGTTTATCGCTTTAATGTTTAACAAGAAAGCGACTGTAAAAGACGGTGGTGTAGCCGGAGCAGTCAATGACATGAACGGCTCGCTACAAGATGCAGCAGGAGGCGCAGGAGACCTCGCAGATGCCATGGGTGACGCAGATGATGCTTCAGGTGGTATGGCCGATAACCTCGACGACACAGCCAAGTCAGCTAAAAAAGCCGTTAAGGAATTACTTGGTCTAATGGGATTTGATGAAATCAACCTATTAGGTAAGAAAGACGATTCTGGCGATGATGACGGCGCTGGCAAAGGCAAAGGCGGTGGCGGTGGAGGCAAAGGCAAGAAAGGCAAAGGGGGCGGTGGCGCACCTTTCAAGGATATCTTGCCAGAAGTAGCTTTGACCGACATGGATAACCAATTCAAGAGTATCTTTGATGGTCTTGGAGATAAGCTGAAAGGTTTATTTGACCTATTTGGTAAAGGGTTTAATGCTGCGTTTAGAGCTGAAGGTCTAGAACGTATCAAGATTGGTCTTGGTCAAATCAAGACGACACTTGAAGAAATCGCCACTGATCCACGGGTAGTTAATGCCTTCAATGGCATGAACGAGAAAATCGCTTATGCACTAGGGCAGATTACGGGTTCTATCGGTACGGTCGGAGTTGGTATCGGTGTTTTCCTTGCTGAAAGCATCGCAAACGGTCTAGGGCGTCAAAAAGAGCGCATCATCCGCGCTCTGGTGGCAGAATTTGAGAATACGGGTAATATGTTTGCCTCGGCCGGAAACATCGCTCAAGCGTTCGCAGACGGTTTCTATGATGTCATTACATCGACTGGTGCTATTCGTATCGGAAGTTCGATTGTGTCATCTATTTTAGCAATTAGTTCAAGTATTGTAGAGATTAGCTACAAGTTTGGTGGCGACCTTATGAAAGGTATCGAGCAAATTGTTACGGATAACATGCCTGGCATTGCTGAAATTTTCTCAAATACTTTGTCTGACATCGCTCCAATCTTTGAAAGTGCTGAACAAGCAATCAATGACATGTCTGATTCAATCAGTCGTGTGTATGATAATTATATTAGACCGTCGATTGAATCATCAACGAAGGCTATATCTGGTTTTGTTAGCGTATTTGTAAAAGGGTGGAACAATCATATCCAACCTGTCATCAAGAAAATCGGTCAAGGTTTCTCCGATACAATCGGTAAGCACATTTCACCATTGATTCAAAAGATTTTGGACATGGTCGCTAGCTTCCAAGAAATGTCACAAGTTATCAATGCTTATTTAGCACCAGTTATCAGCTTTATTGTTGACTTACTGATTAGAATCCTCGCTCCTGCCATTGAGTACATAGTAGAGGTTTTTCGTGTATTATTTAATGTTGCTGCAGATATTTTGGGAGGAATAGCCGACTTCCTTAAGGGGGTATTTGATATTATCACGGGTATCCTTACCGGTGATATGAGCAAAATTTTCGACGGCTTCACCGAAACGGGCGATGCTATCATGAGCATCTTGTCTACAATCTTAACTGGATTGTTAGATTTGACAGTAGCAGTCTTGAAGTTTATTTGGGATGTTGTTGTGGCAATCTTCCAAGGAATTTGGGATGGGATTGTGGCAATCTTCACACCTCTCGGAGAATGGTTCTCAGAACGATGGAACGACATTACAACAGCTTTAGCAGATGTCGCTAAGTGGTTTGGTGACATATTCCAGAAGGCTTGGGACGCACTAACGAATGTATTTTCATCAATCGGCACTTGGTTTGGTGAAAGATGGAACGATGTCACGAACGCACTTGCTAACGTGGCTACTTGGTTCGGAAGTGTCTTCAAAACAGCATTTGAAGCGGTCAAGAACGCATTCAGCACGATTGGTAGCTTCTTCTCTGGTGTGTGGACCACGGTCAAAAACATCTTCGTGAATGCTGGTCAAATGGTCGGTAGTGCAGTTGGTGGAGCGTTCAAGAGCGCAGTTAACGCCGTTCTAGGAACGATTGAGAACGTCGTCAATGGTTTCATTGGTATGATCAATGGCGTCATCGGAATGATCAACAAAATCCCTGGTGTATCCCTGGGAAGCATTGGCTATGTCAGCCTTCCTCGTTTGGCTCGTGGTGGTATCGTTGACAGTCCTACAGTAGCCATGATTGGTGAGGCTGGTAAAGAGGTTGTTATGCCACTTGAAAACACTGGCTTCTTGCAAACTATGGGACGTGTTGTAGGTGGGGCCGTAGTAAATGCTCTAGGTGGTGGCTTAACACAACCAAGTGGCTTCAGTGGCAGTGGTGACATTGTTATTCAAATCGGCGGCCATGAGTTTGGTCGTGTGGCCATCCAAGAAATCAATCGAGAACAAGAACGTGCAGGACAAGTCTTGCTTAATATCTAAAGGGAGGTAAAATGGCACGCTTAATCATTAACGGGGTGGCTGTTAAGCCTCCCAAATCTTTTCAAGTAGACATCCAGGACATCGACGGAGAAACAGGACGTAATGCTAACGGAGATATGGTGCGTGACCGTATCACGACCAAGAGAAAGTTAAACTGCGAATGGGGCATGCTGACTCAGGGTGAAATGAGTCAGATTTTAAATGCCGTGGCTCCTGAATTCTTCGAGGTGTCTTATCCGGATCCAATAAACGGACAAACAACTAAAACGTTCTACGTTGGTGATAGAACGGCTCCGAGCTATTCATTTACTGAACAGTTAAAACCTTGGTCTGGTGCTAAGTTCAATCTGATAGAAAGGTAGGTTTTTAAATATGGATGTATTCAGACGACAGAAATTCAATGAAGCGATGTTTGCTAAAAACCGTACTCTTGCTATCAGAGTAGGACAGTATCAATCAAGTGATATCAAAGAAGCGCATTTTGATTATGGCTATATTAAGGGTGACACTTATAAGCCTGGTGGGACTTGCGCAGGTAGTGGTAAGATTACATTTACAAGTATTGTAAAGACATTCAATAAGCTAGATAAGATTTATCCCGAAATCGGCCTTTTGGTCGACGGAACCTACGAATGGGTGAAGATGGGTGAATACTTCATCAATGATATTGAAATCGACCGAAATCGTAACACTACTACATTAGAACTCATGGATGGGATGTTTAAACTGAATCATGAGTATGTCACGGATTTGACGTTCCCGGCAGAAATCAGACAAGTTATTAAAGAAATCTGTTTAAAGGCTGGTGTAGAACTAGCAAATGAAAACATGGATATTGCATCCATGAACTATGCAATCGAGACGAAACCAAAAGAGAAAAAAATGACATTCAGAGATGTGTTGAGTTTAGCCACTCAAATGCTCGGAATGTCTTGTTTTTTTAACCGAGAAGGGAAACTTGAAATCAAAGAGTTGACCGAATCAGGTATCGTGATTACCGCAGATAATTACTTCTTACACGGTTTAACTAGAAGCGAAGTCGAGTATCAGATTGCAGGTATTACTTGCAAGAAAGATAAAGAAGCGCTGACTGTCGGAACTCGCACAGGTCGTTCACTTGAAATCGAAAATCCGTTCATGACTCAATCGATTTTGGATAATCTTTATCACAAAATTAAGGACATCAGGTATTATCCATTCAATTTGAACTTTCAAGGGCATCTGTTGCTTGATGTTGGCCAATGGGTCACAATCAAAACCAACAAGGGAGAAACATTTAAAACTCCTGTATTGAGTCAATCTTTTAGTTTTAAAGGCGGTCTTCGTAGTCGTATCAGTGCTGATAGTAAATCAGGGAATGATGCGCAGTATTCATACGCAGGAAGCATTACTAAGAAAATTGAACAATTTAGCGAGTTTGAAAAACAACTTCAAAACCAAATTGAAGAAGCGGACAGAGGGTTCGATGCCAAGGTTGACCAAATTAAGCAAGATTTCAATGAACAAATAGAACTTGCCAAAGCCAAAGCAGAAGAAAACAAGCGTGCTCTATCAGATGAAATCGACAATCGATTCTCAGGTTTCGATAGCAGCATGAACGAGAAGCTCGAAGACCAGCGAACCAAAATTGAAGAGATTCGAGCTATTGGGTCAACAGTTACTCAGACCGCTGAAGAAGCTTTGGAAGAAGCTAGAAACGCTCTTGAGTCTGCTAATACTTCTAAAGATTTGTCCAATTCAAACTTTGCCAAAATCGATCAGATTACTGACAGAATCAAAACGCTTGTGACTAAACAAGAAGTTGACCCTCTGACAGACAGGTTAAGAATTGCTGAAAACAGAATCGAAGTCCAGGCTGACCAGATTACCGAGAAATTATCTCGTACTGATTTTGACAGATTGGCCAATGATAGAGGTTTTCAAAATGCGACTCAAGTCCAGAACATCGTCAAGAATTCTGTTGACGGATTTCAAAGGACCATCTCACGCATTGAAACCAAACTAAGAGATGTTATTCGAAACGATAATCTCTTGCAAAATTCGTCTATCATCCCTTCTGGAAATGGGTTAGAAGGAACCTGGGGATTAAGTGTTTCTGGTGGTAATGGTAATACTGAAGTAATCACACTCACAGATGCCCCTCATGCCGCTATCAGAAAAGGAATTCGTGTTGTAGGAAATAC